GAAAGGAACACCATGATAGAATTGGACGCCTTATGGAGGAACCCAAGATTCGCAAGGATCAACGGAACCGAAGTACGAGTACCATTTGGTATTGACCTCAGTCCCAGTCTTGTGGAACCTATTCAGAAGTGGATTACCTTTTCAGGTCTGGAATACGCTGCCAAAAGAGTGAAAGCCCTCAAAACATGGGCTATTCAAATTCTCTCAGGCAATAAACAGTATTCAGAACCCTGGATTTCGTATACCCATTTTAAGGGTTACCAAATACCAAAGTTAGAACTGTTCTTTATGTTAGTTAACCACTTACATGACCTGAAAATCATTAAGAAGGTTCTCTGCATTCTTAACAGTTATCGGATGACGATGATAGGTAAGCCCTCTCTCGACGCAATAACGGGAACGGAGAAATCTAACGAAAGTGGTCCTTACATCCAGAAACTTATGCTTTACACTAGTCTTCCTAAGATTCCTAAATTTGTATTGGAATCAACAGAAGCCATAGATAGCAAAACCAAGTTTTGTGATGATATGGGCAGGACTTTTGATGGACCGATAGGCCAGTTAGAAGATGATTTTCTACGGTTTATGGGAGCGTCACTAGATCCGAAATGCTTAGGTAGAATAATCCCAATTCCTGACAAAGGGAAGTGGCGAAACATATGTGTTGGCCACCATTTAATACAGTTAAAAGTCAAGAAATTGGCTGACTGGCTGAGACAATGGTTATGGAACCAACCTGAGATAGCATCTGGAAAGCAGAGCAAGATGTCGGAGTTCATTATCCGGTCACTTCAGTGTGATAGATATATGTTATCCATCGATCTCTCTGAAGCAACAGATCGCCTCTCTCGCGAGTTACAGGTTAAAATCTTAGAGTACATGGGTGTACCCCGTGGATTCTTCTCCTTTCTGGAGTTACCGTGCTACTACCGAGAGAAAGACTTTGGTGGTAAATCGGATGAACTGCTTAAAGTGAGATATTCTAACGGACAACCCATGGGGTTATACGTGAGCTTTCCAATGTTCGAGCTTGCACATTACGTGCTCCTCAAGTGGGTAACCGCACCATACAAGGCGGAATTCTCCATTTGTGGTGACGATTGTGTCATAGCTTGTGAAGTCGAAGAGAGTTCAAAGATCTATTCGAGGTATACCGAAATTATTCGTCGGTTTGGTGGCAAGATTGCCACTAGTAAAACCCTCAGATCTTCAAGAGTAGCAGAAGGGGTCGGAGCATTGTTTATCAAGGGAATCCCAAAGGAAATACGG